GAAGCGAGGCCTGACGTACGCGGTTATCGATGGCAGCACGTCGGACAAGCAGCGCAAGGAAGCAGTAGACCGGTACCAAGCTGGGTTCTACCGTGTCCTGCTGGCCCACCCACAAAGCGCAGCCCACGGTCTCACGCTTACCAAGGGCACAGCCACGATCTGGGCGAGCCCGACGTACAACCTCGAGCATTGGCTGCAGGGCAATCGCCGCGTGTATCGTGCCGGTCAGACACAGAGGACCGAGACCATTGTCGTGCTCGCTCCGGGCACGGTCGAGGACAAGGTGTTCCAGAAGCTGACTGACAAGAACGCCAGACAGACCAACATGCTTACCTTTCTTCAAGAGATGTTCAGCGATCGAACATCTTAACCTTCAACCACCGAGCCCCAAGGAGAATTCAATGAGCAACTATGCCGTCCGTCCGCAGAACACGCCGCTCAATCTCACGTACCAGATTGCGTGGGAAAAGCAGTATCAGCAGCTTTTGCTCCAGTTCCTGAAGACGCACTACGAGTTTGACGGTTCTGCTGTCGCTGCGTGGATGCGCAAGCAAGGCCTGCATGACCCTGAGCACCACAATCTGTGGGGCGCTCAGATCACCTACTATGCTGGCCTTGGCTGGATGACGGCAGTGGGTCGTGGCGCCCCCTCTGGTGCTGCGCACATCGCGCAAGTGCGCATTTGGCGCAGCGCTTTTTGCAAAGCACCGGTCAAGGAGTAACCGATGTCGATGGAAGACGGAAAACTGGAGGTCAACGGCGTCACATACGACATCGTCACACTTGACTACGAGACATTCTACAGTGATGACTACACGCTGTCAGGGAAGATGAACACTTCAGAGTACGTGCGCGACGACCGGTTCCACGTACATGGGGTGGCAATCAAGAAGGGCAACAACAAGGCGCTTTGGTACACCGGGCGCAATATCGCCCTCGCATTGCGTGAAATTGACTGGTCGAAAACCGCAATGGTTTGCCACAACACCGCCTTCGACGGGTTCGTCACATCGGAGATCTATGGGCACAAGCCCGCCTTCTACGTCGACACTCTGTCCATGAGTCGTGCAACACGCGGCCACGCCACGAAGCACGATTTGGACACAGTGGCCAAGGCCTTCGGTCATGGTGGCAAAGTTAAGCGTGATGCGCTGGCCAATACCAAGAACAAGGTGCAGCTCACGAAGGACGAAGAAGCCAAGCTAGGCGGCTACGCTATTGACGATGTGGAAGACACGTACAAGATCTTTTGGGACATGTACCCGTACATGCCCGACGATGAGTTACGGTTAGTCGACATCACGATGCGCATGTTCTGCGACCCCGTACTAGAGGTCGACATTCCACGCGTCAAAGCTGAGCTAGAGAAGGAGCTTGGTGCCAAGGCCGGAGCTCTGCAACGCGCAGGTGTTCAGGTCGAAGAACTGATGTCGAACGAGAAATTCGCTCAGCTACTCAGAGAAGCTGGTGCTCAGCTGCCACAGAAGATCAGCCCATCGACGGGTAAACTGACCTATGCGTTTGCCAAATCTGATCTGGCATTCCAAGAGCTGATGAAGAACGGTAACGAGAAGGTGCGCGCGCTGTGCGAAGCCCGACTCAAGGTGAAATCCACCATCGGTGAGACCAGAGCGATTCGTTTCCTTGAAGCTGGGCGCGACGGTAAGAAGCTGCCCATCCTGCTGAACTACAGCGGTGCACATACGCATCGATGGTCTGGCGGGAACAAGATGAACCTGCAGAACCTGAAGCGTGGTGGTGAACTGCGCCGCTCGATCCTTGCGCCAAAAGGCTACATGGTCGTAGTTGCTGACTCTTCGCAGATCGAGGCCCGCATGCTTGCATGGTTAGCTCAGCAGACTGACATCGTCAACGCCTTCGCTACAAAGCAGGACGTGTACAAGCTGATGGCTTCAACCATTTACAACGCTCCGGTAGAAGACATAACCGATGCACAACGATTCATTGGTAAGGTCTGCGTGCTCGGATTGGGATATGGCATGGGTCCACAGAAACTACAACAGACGCTGAAACAGGGTGTACTTGGACCGCCAGTTGACATGAGCGAAGATGAATGCCGTCGCATTGTCAACATCTACCGCCAGAGGAACTGGAGGATCAAAGCTTACTGGCAGAAGATGGACCAGATGATCACCAACATGACGCTAGGGATCGAGAGCGAGGAAGGTCCAATCAGATCTGGCAAGGGCTTCATACAACTGCCAAACGGGCTGTTCTTGCAGTACCCCGGGCTACACGGCACAGCTGACATCACGCGCGATGACCTCGTCATGACAGAGACCACGTATCTCACACGAAACGGTCGAGCCAAGTTGTACGGCGGGTTGCTCACCGAGAACGTGGTGCAAGCCCTCGCGCGCATCGTCATCGCCGAGCAGATGCTGAAAATCCACGATGCTGGTTACAGAATCGTAACCATGACACACGATGAGATCGTGATCATCGCCAAAAAGAAGGACGCTGAGAAAGCGTTCGGGTTCATGATCAAGACCATGTCGACTGCCCCTGATTGGGCACCGGGGCTTCCGCTCGCAGCAGAAGGCGGCTTCGACTACTGCTACTCGAAGTAAGAGGTTCGTATGAGCCACTACGACACACTGGGCGTAGCACCAAGTGCTACGGATGAAGAGATTCGTGCCGCGTATAAGCGGCTCGCCATGAAGTACCACCCCGATCGAGAAGGAGGTAATGCGGAAAAGTTTGATGCAGTGAAGAAGGCTTACGAGGGCCTGCAGAACAGAGTGTGCCCGGTCTGCGAAGGTCGGGGCCAGATCCGTGAGCGTAACGGGGCGTTCACAAAGCTCGTCAACTGCCCGAGATGCTGGCAAACCTGAAACAACCATTTGGAGCGATATCAGATGAATACCATCGGTGCTAAAATCGATGCTCTTCACGCACTGCGCGAAGAGAAACGGCAGCTCGAAGAGCTGCTCAAGGCGAAGGCTCAAGAGATCGACATTGCGGAAAACGAACTGATCGAACTGATGGACAAGCAGAACATCACCAAGTCGACTGGTTCGAAAGCCACGGTGTCTATCTCGACATCTGTCAGACCGTCGGTCGAGGACTGGGATGCGTTTTACGCGTTCATCCACAGGCACAAGTACTACCACTTGCTCGAACGCCGTCCGTCGGTCACCGGCTGTCGTGAGCTGTTCGACCACAAAGGCGCTATTCCCGGCGTCGTACCTTTCACTCAGCGCAAGCTGAACATCCGTTCCGTGTAACGGTTCAAGGAGAATCAAAGATGGCAACCCGTCCAAAAGCCAACCTTCCCGTCAACTATCAAGAGCAGCTCGCGAAAGAGGCTGCAGAGATCAGCAAACGCATCGCAGCTCCGTCCGGCGACCGCATTCGCTTCAACTCGAACCGCAGCATGATTACACCCGATGGTGGGGAAGGCGAGGAGCTCGAGGTGGTGATCGTCGATTTCGTGTCGAGCAACCTGTTCTACGACGGTCCGTTCGATCGGGACAACCCACAACCTCCGGGCTGCTTCGCCATCGGTCCTGAACCCAGTCTACTGGTGCCCAGCCCCAATTCGCCAAACAAGCAGGCTGAAGCCTGCAGTGCCTGTCCGAACAACCAGTTCGGCTCGGCTGGCAAGGGCAAAGCCTGCAAGAACACGCGTCTGTTGGCTGTAGCGCCCGTAGCGCTGGATGGCGAAGAGCCCCCGATCTGGATCATGTCTGTGCCGCCTACGTCCCTGAAAGCATTCGACGCCTACGTCAAGATGCTGGCCACCAAACACAAAACCATCCCGATCGGTGTTGTCACTCGCATCTCGCTGGACCAAGATGTGCAGTACGCTGCTCCGCGTTTCTCAGTGGTGCGTCCGTTGAAAGCTGACGAAATCGCGACGTATATGAACCGTCGTGAAGAAGCCAACACGCGGCTTGTCGCTGAGCCAGACGTGTCGCAATACGTACCCCCCAAGAGCGCGACTACTGGCCGTGGCCAGCCCATCCGTCGCGGTGTTCGTTAATCTCAAACCAAGGAGTCCAAAATGGCCCGTACGCAAAGTGTCATCCTCACCCCGGCTGAAAAAAAGCTGGCTGTCAACAGCGCCAAAGAAGCGGTCAAGGCTGCGAAAACCAAGCATGCCAGTCTGACCAAAGATCGCGCTACTTTGGAAAAGATGCATGATGCTCAGTTGAAAGGGCTGGAGAAAGCGCATGCAATCAGACTGAAAGAATTGGAAAAAGAGCACATCGCCAAGCTGAAGGAGCTGGACAAAGCTATCAAGTTAGCGGCTATTGAGCTGACCAAGGCCGAGGCCGAGCTGCTGAAGCTGACCCCTGCTGCAGCCCCGGCCGAAAAGGCCGTACCTACCGAAACGACATAAGCTGTACTGATACGCCGACCAAAAAGAGCCCGAGAACGCAAGTTCTCGGGCTTTTTCAATTCATCAGGAGCCGCTACATGGACAACATCATGGTGGATATCGAGACTCTGGACACGGTGCATAGCGCCGTCGTACTGAGCATCGGTGCCGTCGCATTCGATCCCTGCTCTAAAGAACTGGGTGAGACGTTCTACGTCGAGCTCACCGATCCTGAAGTGCAGCAACGCGTAGGGCGTACGATCAGCGCGAGCACTGTACGGTGGTGGATGCAACAAGATACTGCCGCCAAACAGCTGTTCGCTGATACGCCCCAGAACGGTGCGCGCCGTGTCAGTACGGCGCAGGGTCTGACTGAGTTTGCCGCGTTCATCGCTCGTAACGGTGGGGAGAGCATGAAGCTGTGGGGCAATGGTGCTGACTTTGACAACCTTATTCTCGGGAGTCTCTACGAATCGTTCTCGATGAGCAAGCCGTGGTCGTACGGCAGCAACCGCTGCTACCGTACGTTGAAGCGCTTGTTTGGCGAGGGCGTCAAGGTCGATCGCATCGGTGTGCATCACAACGGACTCGACGACGCGATCACTCAAGCTATCCACACACAGGAGATCATGGCATGCATAAAGCAGCAGTAATCGGGATCCACGGGCGTGCCCGTACGGGCAAAGACACGGTGGCCAACTTCATCGTCAGTCACCGAGGCGGGTACGTGTATTCGTTTGCGGACCCGATCCGCGCAATGCTCGTGCCGCTGGGCATTGACATGTCAGATCCGTACTGGCAAGCACACAAAGAGAACATCATCCCGGCTCTCGGCGTCTCACCGCGTCGGCTCATGCAGACACTGGGGACTGAGTGGGGTCGTCAGCTCATCAATCAGGACTTGTGGCTAATTCTGGCCAAGCAGCGGCTGCTCAACTTCGGGCCGGGCATGGTGATCCCGGACGTACGCTTTGAGAACGAAGCTGCATGGGTCCGGGCCCACGGGCGTGTGATCCACATCGAGCGCCCTGACGGTATCGCAGTGGAAGCTCATGTGTCTGAAGCAGGTATCGAGTTCAAAGGTGAAGAAGGCGACATCAAGATCGTAAACGGTGGTACGCTGGAAGATCTCCAGAACACCGTTCGCAGGATCTTCGATGGCAACTAAACCAGAGAACACGTTTATCGCGTCCGTCCACAAGAAGTTCAGCGGGGGGAAACCGTACTTCGAGAAGATGTACAACCCGCTGCGCTCGGGTACTCCTGACGTCTACTACAGCGGTGATGTTGGGTATATGTGGATCGAGTACAAGTTCATTCCGAGAATTCCGAGAAGCGCAGAGATCCTTCCGGACCTCACGCCTCGACAACGTC